GGACAGAGTAGAGGCATTAGTTGTTACTGCAAGGCCGGTCCCCGCTGTCGGAGTTATAAAACTAGGATCCGCTGCAGTAGACCCTAGAAGAACTTGTCCATTTGTACCTATCGATAATGACGTTAGCGAACCTGTAACGTTTCCGACTTGTACAGCATGATTAGTTGCTCCATTGAGATCTATAGTAACTGTAGACCCCACACCAGTTGTTATAATATTGTTGCCACCTGCAATAGTAAGAGCTCCCAAAGAAGGTGTGGCCGTGCCAGAATCTGTAGGAAATGAAGCAGCAGTAGTTCCTGAAGATTCTAGATTAAGCGTGTTAGCTCCTGGAGTGAATACTATCGTACCACCTGTTGATGTCAACGTTGAAAATGCAGGGTCCGCTCCCGTTGCTCCAATTAATAATTGGCCATTAGTACCAACGTTGGTTGAATCAATAGTGCCAATGCCATCACCAATTAAAACCGCATTTGCAGTTATAGTTGAATCTCCAGTACCCCCCGATGACACAGGTAATGGAAAAGGACCAACATACGCCATAAAATTTCCTTTTTACTTAATAGACCTGATAGGCTGTTCCATCGAACAATACATTTATAGATGAATAATTGGTATTCATTAATAAACTTGGAGCGCCATCTATAAGTACAGCCCCGCCCACTGTCGTTACAGTTATATTATTAGTAAATGATGAACCGGTCCTATCTTTTAAAGTCCAACTTCTACCCACAGCCGGCGCATCAGGAAGCTGTATTGTTATAGGAATAATTGAACAGTCAATACCTAGGTACTGATCGGTAGCGACTACTACATAGGGACTCGTATTAACATCCGTATATGTATTGATACCTATACTAGAAGCAGTACCTAGCTGCCCATTAGAATCAATCACAACGGGCAAAGGTCCACCAACTCCTGGAGTTACTCCATAAATACCATATATGTACGACGTAGTGATCTGTTGTTGCCCACTTGCTGGTGCTTGACCTATGCGTAACGTATTACTTTCACCAGTAATACCGGGATTATTTATAAGAATATTGCCCGTTTCTATGCCATTATAGTTACTTCCAGACTGGGAACCGATAAGTGTATTATTGGCACCAGTAGACAAAGAAACACCTACAAAGTATCCGATAAGTGTATTGGTTCCACCAGTTGTTAGTGAAATACCTGCAAAAGTTCCAACAAGAGTATTTTCACTTGCAGAAGTAGTACTAAAACCAGCTCTGTATCCCAAAGCAGTATTATCTCCACCAGAAAACCCCACATTACTAAATACTTCCCGTCCTAAACCAGTATTGGTATTCCCATCACTAAAGGTAATGGTCAATGTTGTTGCGTTATTCCCCGTTACGCGTGCAGTCCCCTGAATATTATTAAGGCCAGTCGTAAGAGTAATAGTAGATCCAGCTGCAAAACCAGAATTGCCATTTATAGTATGTATTGCTGTACCACCAGTAACATCTAGATTAAGGGTATTAACACCAGGGGTAAACGTTATTGTTCCTCCCGTAGACGTTAATGAAGCAAATGCAGGATCTGCTCCTGTAGCACCTATAAGTACTTGTCCATTAGTACCAACCGCAATGGAACTTAAATCACCCGCTGCGTTTCCTATTTGTACTGCATGATCCGTTGTTCCTACTAAAGTTACCGTAATAGTATTTGTTAATGGATTTCCGGTTGTGTTTATATCGCCGGCACCAACAACAAATATGGTTCCGGTACCATCGGGTCCAACTTGTCCTCCACTATTACCTTCCAGAAATAAGGTAGTTCCTGGAGCTGCAGAGTTAGAAAAATATCTACCTGCCTGTGACATGGATGTCTCCTTTGCTAGTCAGTTGCATACATCACCGTCACGTATACCGAACCGAGTGTCGGTGCTGGCCCCAGATCTTTAACATAAATACGTGTACCTTCTGCAATAAAATATCCTGATCCCAACGATTTGTTACTTGTTACATCCATAAGTAGAAATCCATTTGGGGGTAATGGAAAGTTATCGTTAATTCCATCAAGAGAAAACATCAAGGTAGTATCACTGAGATTTTGTATAAAGATCATACGGGCAGGATTATCTATAGGTGTCCCAACACCCATATAAGTACCACTTATAGTCCCAAAAGCTAAGGTCCTAACCGGTTCCATTGCGAGGCGTATTGCCATCATTAAGTTTGACATTATGCCCCCACAGGCTGGAAATAGCCGGTAAGATACACACTGCCAACACCAACTGTCCCTTTAATAAATATTGATTGCCCCTTGGCAAATAATGCAACCTGGTTGTTTGGCTGTGAGTTGGTTTGTGCATTAATAGCTATCGTCGTTGCAGGCGGTATAAAATCATGATCAGTAGTGCCATTATCATAACTGATAGTTAATCCTACCGTAGAAGCGTTATATATTCTTAAATAAAAGCATGGCTGTGGTAAACCAGCGCTCAATAAGACATAAACACCCGTCAACGTATTCGTATTAAGCACCGTTAAAGGAATAGCCTTTACTGTATTTTTTAAATACATGTTTATTCCTTAGTATTATGGTGCTATATCTGCTGCAGTAAAATAAGGAATAAACATGGCGGTTGTTCCGACATATATCTTTATGAATCCACCACCAGTATTATCAGCGGAGTTTGCAGTTGTAGACCTTATAGTTAAAAACCCTGCTCCTTGAGTTGTATCAACTACATTACTTATCTGAGTAGTGCTGGCAACACCTGCAATATCTCCAGCAGCACGAAGAACAGTGCCCGCCTGAATTGATCCTGCCGTTGCAGTAATATTGCCTATGTTAGAAGTAATTCCACCTTGTGCAGTTATCGTACCCCCCGTAGTAATAGAAGCTGAAGCACCTGGAGCTGATATAACTGCTGTAGTCCCTGACGCGGTTATGTTACCTGTTGTAGCGATTAGACCGGTACCACCAGTTACTGTTCCGGATGCAGTAATATTTCCTGCCGATGCAGCAATATTACCCGTAGTTGCAGTAACGCCAGTGCCACCAGTAACCGTTCCAGCGGCTATTATATTTCCAGCTGATGCAGTGATATCGCCAAGAGTACTGGTAATACCTGTACCTGCAGTAATAGTAGTACCCGCAGTAACAAAAGTAGCGGAAGTAACAGAATTAAATACTCCAGCGCCACCTCCTACTTCAACAAGAACCCATGTTGAAGCGTTATTTACTATAGACGTAAGAAAATAGATCTGATTAGTAAGTTTATTAACCCATTCCTGACCAATAGGTGCTTTATCCTGAGCCGTAGGCGATCTGACTGAGACAATTGGCAATGATGGAGTATTGATTAATGCAGACGAAAGACCATACGCCACTTCCGGACGTGTATTATCAAGCGACATTTCTACTCTCCTTTTTTTATGAGATCATGTCCTTCTTATACAACCATGGAGAATTAAGAGTTGCAATAGTTATCTAAATTGATAGCAACTTGACATCATGTGATAACATGTTATCATTTAATTATAGGCAATATAGCAATAGGAGTAAAAGTGGAAAATAAAGAATGGGATGTAGTTACTCGAGTTATGGTCACTATGACAAAAAGATTTCGCTATGAAATAAAAAAAAGGGCAGCTATTAGAAATATATCTATGAGGGAATATATTGAGGCTGCGTGTATTGAAGCAATGAAATTAGAAGATTCATATAACGAATAAAAAGACCGGTTACAGCCGGTCCTGCGAGGAAAAGTGATGATACCAAAGAATACCCTTGAACCGATAGTTTGTAAAATTACTGAAGAAAAAGAACGTATGGAAAAGCAGCATACTTTAATCAAGATAATAGTGAAGAGGCGAAAGCATTAAGAAAACTTGAAGAAGAAAGAATGCCGTAGACTTATCTACCTTTTTCTTGATTTGGGTATTCTTTTGCTAGTTCTTCATCAACCTTATGTAATTCTTTAAGTGCTATTTGGAACTTACCTTGAGCACCCGCTTTAACCATATCTCCATAATGTTTTCTTATGTAAGGACTTTTAGCTAAACTTTGTATTACCTTATAGGGAGAAGTAAGTGCCTTTGCGCCCAATGATCCTGCACTATAGGTCGCTAATTTAGTTGGATTTTTAAGAATAAAATAGGTGGTAAGTGGGGACTTAAAATGCTCTCCCCTTGCTACATTCTCAAGACCTTTACGAATGGTATCAGTTGCATGTAATCCACGTAATATATCTTTAGCATCTGTATATGTTTTATAAAATTCAGGATATTTTTTTTCTGTTGATTTTATAGCACCCTCTATACCATTCTTGATATCATACATTCTTTTAAGAGACGATTTATTTTCTGATAATGCTTGATAATTACTTCTCACTATTTCATTAAGAACTTGATCAGCTTCAACAAGTTCCTTTAGGGGCATAGTTTTTTTACCCGAAACAGCATTAATAAGGTTTCCACCTAATTTCTTAACTAATTCTTTACTCGGGCTTTCTATGCCGCCTAGACCTTTAAGAACATTATTAGTTTCTTTAGCTATAGTATTACTTACATCTATGGTTGCTTTTGGATTGTCAGTTATTTTATTAACTTTTTGATAAAGGTTATGTGCTTCTTTTTCCAATTGTTTACGTCCACCTATCATCGATCCCAATAAAATAGTACCTAATTTAACGGCGCCTCCCAAAGCAGGTGAACCGGTAATCTCTTCTGTAGCCCATTTGCCTAATTCTGATCCACCCGCTATTCCTGCAGCCTTAGCAGCTCTACTTATAAGAGATATTGATTTGGAAGTAGAGCCACCAAATGATAAGAGTGATGCGAATGTTTCTGTAAAATCATCCAGTTTCTTTTCTCCTTCGCTTTGTGGAGTTAAATAGTTTTTTGGTAAAGCTTTTTCAACATTTGCCGTAACATGTTTTTTTATATTTTCAGAAGTAGGGAGAACATTTCTTAATGCAGACGTATCAGATTTCTTTAATTCTTCAGATCCAGTAAGATTACCTAGCTTTTTACCTATATAATCAGAAGAAGATAATATTCCAGAAGCAATATCACCAGGTAATCCTATTACTGTCTCACCAGCACGTGTTGCAACTCTTGCGGCATTTCGTAGACCACTACCCAATAAGGATTCATCTATGGCAGATTGTTGTTCCTTATCAGGTAATTGATTTTGTCTTTTTTCAGTCATTTTTTGACGACTATTTAATCCTGTAGGATTCTTTTTATATTGTCCATATAACTGGTTAACGCGCGTCTCAAGATTTTCTGGCTGCTGATATCCATTTTGTGCTATTAACTGTTCCTTGATCTCATTCATCATCAAAGGACGTTCAGTTTCTTGTCGTAATCTTTTGATCAATTCTCTTTGAGTTCCTGCATTTTGAGAAATATTAGGTTTCTGAGATTGTGAAAACTTTATTTTCATTCCGGTTGGAACACCATATTGTTGTGCTAATAAACCAGCAAGAGTATTAGAATATTTATCAAAAAGCTGTGTTTCATCAGTTTGCAACCATTCTGGTAATGCTCTTCCCTTTATACCTGATGCAACCTTACCTGTATTTAGCAATTCTTCCATACTATCCAATATCTCAGTAGTTTGCTGAGCTATTTCGTATCCTTTAGATTGATTCTTATTATAATTAGCATTGGATCTATCTATTAATGATTGTTTCTGTGTAGTTGTACCATTACCAGGAAGACCACTTTTACTAAATCTTTGTGCAAATGACTTTGGCTGGGAATCTGGTGATTGTTGTATCTGAGGTTGCTGATTTCCCATGAGTGATTGTGATTGATTATTTTGTCCTTGTCCCAATAAAGAAGAAATATTATTCGGTTCTCTCCCTTGAGATTGTCCCATAGATGCAATCATATTTTCTGGAGTCTGGTTAGTTTGATTGGGAGTCAGAGATTGCATTATCTGCAGTTGCTGAGGAGATAAACCTGCTTGTATTATTGAAATATCTTCTGGAGAATAACCTGCATTCAACAAAGTATGATGCTGGACTTCTCTGTGCTTCTTCTGCACAAGACTATCAACTATCTTCCTTAATCCGCGACCGGTAGATTGCCCTAACTCTCCACCGAAGTTATAGCCCATATCTTCTGGTTTAATTACGGTAATTGCCATATCAACCTCCTTTAGCAAGTGTTTGCATTATATTCTGACCTTGCTGTGTCTGGAAGAAACGTCTTAATGCAGCATTAATACCGGCTTCACCTCCCAGCTGGCCATTATTTGTGAATGGAATACCCAGAGAAGAAGCCGCTTGTTGTTGTCCACCCATCATCGTGTTCATACCAGCAAGTTGAGGTTGTCCCTGTGGTTGTTGTCCCGCGCTTATATCACCTTTCTTACGAATACTGCTAGGAATAGAAGCGCCTCCAGTTAAATACGCTCCAAGAATATCGACAAGTAATTCAGTCATGTAGTTGGCACTACTCTGCAGAAAACCAGGTTGATTGGGCAGATGTGAAGTCTGATAGCGAGGAGTCAATCCTGATTGCTGAAAACCGAGTCCCGTTTGTAGAAGATTTCTATTTAAATCGCCACCTGATGATCGTAAGGCATTATTAAATGCACTCGACCTACCAAGACCCATAGAATTAAATCTTTCTGAAAGCATAGGGATAGTCTGTTTATTATACTGACTTATTAATTGCTGGCCTATTGGTGAATTGAACGGATCTGTGACTAGTTGATTACCAAGCGAAAGGTTATTATTAAGCGTTGCCGCTTGCCCCTGCTCGAATATAGGGGTGTTATAAAAACCTCCCTCACTACCAGTCCAGAAACTATGTTTAGGCTGTTGAGTAAATTGAGGAGAATCTGCATACATTGGCATTCCTCCCGGCTGTTGCTGATAATTTGCCTGAGGTGCTGAATTTCCATTTCCATAACCACCCGCCATTTGAGCTCCCACGGGACCTAGAAGATATTTTAGTGGGTTTGGCATAGTTATTTCTCCTTAATTATTAACATTATCATATACATGACCGTACCATTAATTCTTTAGATATTCGATGATGATATAGGTAGTCGTATAGCCTATCCATGTTGCTGAATTTGTAGTTATATTCACGTTCGTACCATCTACCGATAACTCAATGTTATTGTTACTAGCCGATGCATACGGTATAGGTATTCCGTTTAAGGTGGTAGGATTTGTTGCAGCGCCATATATCCGCGTAAAGGTGGTAGTGGAAGTGACATTTATGCCATGGGCTACCGACTTAGTGGTGGCATTAGGTAATGCACCAAAGATAACGACTACCCTAAAATCTTGCCTTGGTACTGGTGCCGAACTCGTACGAGAACTCTTCAACGGGTTAGGAAAAAATATCTGTCCGTTAACAAACTCAGTGTTTGTATAGTAATAACCTGAGTCTTTTGTGCTCAATACATTAGCCATAAGGTTAAGGTTCTGATACAGACGTATCAATAATTCCTTAAATTCAGGCTTAGTCACATCTATTTTCTCTAACTCAGACGTATCCCAAACATTGGTAGTGGGGGTAAAAGAACCTACATTACCACTCAGTATATTGATCGCCATTATTGTAGCCTTGCAGAAGTAGCTTGCGTGTGTAAAATCAATCCTTCAATCTCAAAATCAGAGAAAGCAATTGGTATGCTCAACATTTGTGCATCACTCAGCGTGATGTTTATCTGTACTGCTTCTCCCTGTGTTTGGAAATAGACCGGATGCCATAGCAATGTCTGAACAGATTCGATCGGTACATTCACATAAGGAAACATTTCCAATACAGAAGATCCCATAATAGTACCAGTACCAGTGCCTTCAGTTATCATTGATAAGGAACTATAAGAAGGATAATAGTCTACGGTTACTTCCCCAGCAGTAGTTTTAAGGACATTAAAATCTATTTTAGCTAAATAGAAATCACGTCCTTGATCTACGTACGGATTCCATTGCTTAGACAAGATGTTTATTTGTGAAACCCTTGATACAAATGCACCCCCAAAATAAGTACCTACTAAGGTAGCGGGATTTATAAACACCGTGTTACTACCAAGAACCTGCTGTATTTTAAATATAAACGTTGGACTATGTGTAGGGTCTAAAGGATTTAAAATTACCTGTATAAGATTCTGTAAATAGATAAAGTCATTAACCTGAAGCGTATGATCTATAATAGTTAAATTTAAACCCGTACCATTTACCGTTATATTAGTGAGTTGCATGACTGCAGCATTCATAGAATTATCAGCTTGAACAAGAAAGACAAATCCTTCCTGGTTACCGGCTATAACCTGTCTTGATTGTGCTTCAAGAACCCCACTGTCCCAGGTCATATTTGCAGTTTCCCATGTTATCAGGGCATCTTGCCATATAAGATCATTCTGTTGTTCAAAATAACCAAAGACCGTTATACAGTCATCGTTGAAAGACCAGGAATTATTACGATAATTATAGACTAAGACTCTATTGGGATATGTATCATTTGTATTCTCATCAATAGAAGGGAACGCCCAATATACCATTTCAACTGAGTAATCTCGTGTACCAGAAACACGCGTAGTGCCTTTATTCTGAGTGTTAATCTGGAATATCTGATCCGGGATTTTGGTATCAATACGTTCTACGTTTGAACCGTTACAAGCGTGTATCCCGGTATTTCCTACGGTCAGTATAATTTTATCGAATGGTACCGTTGAATTTGGTGCTTCAGAACCTAACTCAGTATTCAATTTTTGCCATACGAAAGGACCTATTTGGTTACCAGTGTAGGCTAACTCCCAGGTACTTCTTTCAAAGTATACAATCAGGCGATCTTTTATAAATTCTGCACTTACAATCTGCTGTTCTGTAGTGGCATCAACAAAGCCACCGCCATTGCCTTCACTCGTAGCTGCACCAACGGTTAATATTTCATTACCTTCTAAAAATGCAAACGGGGCAAAGTCAGAACCTACCGTAACATTTGATAGTGGTGATCCGTAATGAGAGAACCTACAACGATTAACAAAGGGCGCATTGACCATTGTTGTGCCATTAAATTCAATAGTATTAAGCAAAAGAAGTCTATTTTGAAAGATAACGACTATACGAGCAGTCTGAACAAAGCTCCCATCAGAAAGAAATACCGTATAGGGGGAAAATGGAGCCCACTGTGGTGTTAGACTATTCGAATAAAACCACATAGGGTCATCGGTAACACCTGGAACTCCAATAGTTGCATTAAAATTGGTAACAA